GGAGTGAAAAGAGTTGTCTCTTCCAATCCTTGCTTCAACCATTCATAGTCTTCACAGCGAAGATAATTCTCCACTGGGACATGATGAAAAAAGATTAGTGCTAATGATAACATAGGATGAACGCTCCGTTCCGCGACTTACTTGCGTCCTAGACTAACATCTGGTTACACTCTCCCTCTACCTTTGTTCGAAGATAAGCAATTAAGTTCATCTTCGTTCTGTGGTCGAAATGAGGATCAGACATGATCTCAAGTCTTTGGGTAGTAAACGCTTCACAGGTCATATGCCACCCGTAGGGTGACGGATCATGAGAGGCAAGCGTAAGTGCCAACAGTATGTTAACCATTGGATGAACGTAGGTCCATTATAGACCTTATATTCTATATAGTCAAGCAGAAGTGTAACATGTGTTACAGTTTTTATAAAATCTTTACAGATCAAAAAAATTGCCGGGAAATTTACCCGACAATTTTGAAATCACTTCCTCTTTTTGGTTTCGGGTGTTTTGTATCCCCACAGTTTAGGACTGATATTTCCATGACCAAACTCTATTTTTTTAATTCCATTTCGAAACTTATCCCAATACATATCAAAAATTTTTGATACCTTAGATCCTCTCGTCAAATCATATCGAATCTGACCATCAACTTCATAAGTTACAATTCTGGCATCATTTGGTGCGTCTTTTGTACAAACTTGTTCAAAAGATCCATTCTCTACAAGAATTTCACATCCATATTTTTGTCTGGATGATTCTTTTTCCGATAGTGTCCATGATTCCATATTAGTTTCTTGTGTTGTTGTTTCTTTCTCAGAAACTGCTACATAATCACTCATAGTGTAAATCCATCACGCCATGTAATTTCTGGATATGCCTGAGCAATGTGTTTTTTATCAATCTTATATTTTGTATCAAGTTTTTTATCTTTACACAAAATTAAAATTTCTGCCTCAAGTGGATGTAATCCTTGAAGTAAATTAATAAACATAGATTCTCTCTTCAATGAAGATAAAGAATCATTTCCACCTCGAATAAAATTATAAAATATACGATATTCTCTACGAATCGTAGTTCTTCCTTGGTCTTGAGATCCTAAAGACTTTGTACCAATTTCCTCCATCTTATTGACGGCGTCACTGATTTTATCTCCTAAAGTCCCACTATAAGAAGTTTGCTCACCAGTACCAGCATAAGGAACATCTCCTGGAGGTAGAGCAGATGATAACGAAGTATCATAGTTCCATACAAAAATTGAAACTAAAGAATCATGCTTATATTTCTTAAGCACTTCTACTTTCTTTGCAATAGTTCTTTGTTTTGATGCCAATTCCAGAACTTCAAAAGCAAAAGGATTTGCAGACAGTTCTGGAATTGGTGTAGAAGAAAGTTTTTTAGTCGTCGTCTTCTTCGATTTGGTTGTCGTCATAATAGTTCTCAAAATTAAATGCAATGACCTCATCAGGAATCAGGTTACCCTGATTATCAAACATTTCGGGATGAGGTCTTGGTACTTCCCGATAGTTCATCATATATTCTCTAGCAGTCCAACCTCCTATCAATCCCACGATTAAAAATAATACGGTTAAGAATGAACCGAAAACTAGACTAATTGCTAACATTTTTTTTACCTCGGGGAACTCTTTTCTTCTTTTCTGTTTTAAAGGAAAATTCAAAATAGATGGTTACTTCCCGATTCAGAAAGCAAACCAACTTCTCAAAAATAATATGGAATGGTTGTGTCTGCTTTCTTTTACCTCCATTAAGCATAAGTTCAATTCCCCTGTTAACACCAGGAGACTTATGTTTATCTAGTGACAATTTAGAGGATTTTTTGTTCTCTGAGGAATCCGAGTGTGTCAATGCATCCTCCTAAATTTTTACCGTCACAAACGACCTGTGGAAATGTAGATCCTTCACCAAACGTATTATAAAATTCTTGTCTGGTAAAATCATCTCCCAAATTATAGACCACATGGTCCTGTTCTGTCAAATTGAGTAGTTTCTTAACTTTTTCACAATAAGGACACCCATCCTTTGAATATACAGTAAATTTCATAGTTTTAGTTTTTAATGTAGATCATAAACTCACACTTATAATTATCAATAAATGAATCATCAAAAATATATTTTTTAATGTCTAATGATTTCCCCCATTCTATTTGCTGTCTGGTACAAGACATTACTTTATAATTTTTAAATTGAGTTAGATACTTATCCCTAAAGTTCTTAAACTTTTCTCTACACCCTTCATAGTTTAGGTGAATTTCAATCGCCATAAATTTAACTTTGTTGAGTAAGAAATCCATATTTTCATCTTTGAAAATATTATACTCACCACCCTCACAATCAATCTTAAGATAATCTACATGATCAATGGAGTAAAGATTAATCATATTTTTAAAGGTAATCCCCTTAAAGTCCTGATCCTTTCCACCAAAGATATTAATTGAATCACCCTCATTTTCAACTATACCCCAATTTATAGGTACAATTTTTTCACTGGGACAATTTGAATGTAAAACTTCCATGAGTTTTTTTGAAGGTTCTACACAATATACCTTTTCTGGTTTTTGATCGAGAATTGAAACTGCATATGCACCAACACTTGCTCCAACGTCTAAAACAACATCGCCTTCTCGTACATCCTTCCAAAAACGATAAACTTTTTCATGGACAACTTCTCGTTCAATCGTAATAATATCTTCATATGTTAGTAATCCCCAGTTAAAATCTTCAGAATATTTGAAATTGTGTTTAGGTTTTACTTCTCCACCTATTTTTTTGATGTTATTGAGAACAACATCAACTTGATCTTGTCTCATTTCAGATTCATAATCATCCAAAATACCTTTCAGTAAGTCTCTAGACTCATCAACTTTGCCCCACCACCAGGCAGAAATTCCTTTTTCGAATAATATTCCCCACTTACCAGGGTATTCTACATCACTTCTAAGAGGTTCTAAGTCAAAGTTACATTGTCTCAATGCCAACTCACAAGTTGCATAACAGTCCTGCCACCATTGCTGCCTTTCGGCAAATCTTGCAAGCAAGAAGTATGCTTCAGGTCTTTCTGGTAAAAACATTTGTGCTTGCCACAACATTCCCCTACCACTATGATCTCTTGTCCCCTGTTTGAAGTAACAGTAAGATCCCATAATCAATGCATTGTATGTAAGGTCTGGGTTAGAATTTTTCCCCCTTTCAGCACACCTCAAGAAATATGAAAGTGCTGGAGCAGTGTGCCCATTCTTATAATAATAAAGTCCTAATTCAAAGTTATGATCTGGATTTTCTGTATCTAGAGAATAATTCTCCATCAACATTTCAAGTTCTGTTTTTTCAACTATTTTATTTTCTTTATCTGTTTGGACATAGAGGTTTACATTTTTCCACCATTTTAATACTAATTCTGCAGCAATTTTATGATTATTTTTTCCTCCGTTAGTTACATCTTTGTCACGGTTTTCGAAAGTTGAAATAAATTTCGTATTCTCAACAAAGAGTGGAACAGTATAAGTATCACCTAGACAAAAAATTAAATTCTCTACCAATGGTTGAACGTCGGATCCAGGTATTTCTAAATGATATCCATCATCCACAATATAAGTATCAATGATTTTTTTGGCATAATCTCTAGTAACAATATATGCCGATATACCCCAATCATTCCATTCTCTTTTGTGCATTTTCATAGATGAATATTCATCTCTAATTGTAAGAAGTTGAATACAATCTGCATCTTCGGGGGTTTTATCAATAAACTGTTCCCAGGTAAATCCCCAATACTGAACAGTTTCTAAACTTAAATCATCTTCTGCAAAAAATCCATATTCATCATCAGTAGTATCATACCAATCTTTGATCATCTTTAAATGAGAAACTGCACATCCCTTTGTCCCTTCATTTAAAGAGTCTACATATCTTCCAGTTACTTTATCATCACATTCATGAAATCTCTTTGAGATATATGATTTAAATTTGATGCCATATTTTTTAAAAGATCTCTCAAGTTCATTTCTACGATCAACACTTTCCTCCAAAGAAATATACCGTATAAAAGGAATGTCTAATTGTTTTACTTCTTGGACCTCTTCAATAGCATTATAATTTTGATCATCTATTTTGGTTATCTTCCATTTAGTTTTATTTTCAACTCGATAGTTAGTGATTTTGCCAATCATTTTCTTATTTAACTTAGTCTGATGTTCAGACACTGCATACTCAACTTGATATTCTAAATTTTTGCCCACATAGTGTTTTTCTAATTTGTTTGTAATTTGTTTTCGATATTGTTCTTGAGTATCGAATCCTTTAAAATTTTCAATCCTCTTGGTGTCGCTATGAGGAAGATGTATAAACTCGAACGTAGTAACCTTTGTTTTCTTTTTCTTTAGTCCATAAAGTTCTAAACGCTGGCAAATTTCATCATCCTCATATGCATAGCAGTCTCCAAGTGCTTCATTATATCCACCAACTGCATCAAAATACTCCTTCTTTACATACAGCATACCAACTAGGTATCTATAAAAAGGACTGTATGAAAAAAGATATTCACTATATTGATCACGCTCCATCTGTGTATTGATGTATGCAGTCTCAGTCGTTTCATCCCATTTATGAACATCCTTAGTGTCTAACTGACCACAAAAAAATTGTTTACCTCTAGGCAAATAATTTAATACACCAGGGTAATATGGATTGAACACATGATCACCATCCAAGTGAAAAATATACTCTGAGGTAGCAAGACTTGCAGCAAGATTCAATGGTTGAGGTTGATTGAAATATTTTTTGTCATCTACTCGAACTACTTTTACTCTAGGATCTAATTTTGTCAGATAATTGATTGGTTCATCAGAACTCCAATCAACAAT